AAAGCAGCTAAAGCGTCTGAGCAAACACGTCAAATTCGAAGACGTCATCTAGAAACATACGGTTTGTGAGTTTCTCCTTAAAACTTACACAAGGAGAAAAGTGAAATGAAAAATGCCATCGATGACCTGAAGACTCGCAAAATCACAAAGACTGATATTCGTAAGACGCTCGATATGCTTGAGGTAGATATGGTAGATATCCTAAGAGACTCAAGAAATGAGAACGACCACTCTTACAAACACGAGACGCTGCAACTCTTGAACCGCAGAATGATAAAATTTGTTCTTCTCGGTATTCCTGTCCGAAGAGTCTTCGACAATGCCAATGAAATTAAATTCTATGTAGAATGGGATGAAATCAGAGACATTCTCGTCACTGAAGAGTGTGAAACAAGACTCAAAGAGCTCAATGAATTGCTAGAGCAAAAGAAACGTGCTAGAGTTCAGGGTAGTCTAGCAAAAATCCAGCAGAAGATTGATGAACATCTAGTTTACTTCGAAGAGCATGAACCTGTAGAAAAAGATCAGTATGATAGATACAAATTCACAAATGCTTGGGATGGCATTGGGAGGTACATGTGAAATTTATCAATAACGATATTGTGCATCAATTATACTCTGATACTGGATATAATGGTTTTAGAATCTTTGTGAAAGACGGAATAGAGTATCCTGAATATAAAGATCGTTTTATGAATATTTGGAAATCGTACTTGAAGCGCATTACGAAACTTGACGACAGCAAAGAAAGTGCAGATATATCGTTCGAAATTGTGTCTTTCGATTCTGCAACACCAGAAGCACTGCATTATATCGGAAAACTTCTTCCAGACAAAGAAGAAGAATCTGGTGTTAGAAGATTCATGCTTTGAGGATTAATTTGTGATGATATTTGATAATAAAATCATAGACTTGTTTTTTACAAAGGACGGGTACAGCGGCACTAGAATTAGTAGAATAGATGATTTGTTTTTCCCAGAATATAAAGATTATGTCGCGAATATATGGAAACCACATATAAAAAAAACTTCAGTCACATTTACAGATACAAACAAACCTGTTACAACGTATGAAACACTATTCTTTGAGAATAGAGTAGATGCAATATCTTTTGTTATTGAATTAATCGAGAATGAAGAGCCTAAAATAAGGAGATTCATGCTTTGAATATTAGTGATGAAATCATAGAAAAACTTTATACAGAAGAAGGTTACCTTGGTTTCAGAATCGTTACCATGGAGAAGAGGTTTCCTGAATACTTTGATCACGATAAAGATTCATGGCAGCAATATACAATGGTAAAAACAAATTCTGATGGTTTAACTTATTCTGAGCCATGCGGTTATAAAACAGACCTTGCCGCGATTAATCATATTACGAGATTACTTCCTGAAGAAGAATCATCAATCAAACGATTCATGTTGTGAAGAGAAATAAAAATGCTCGCGAATGAAATCATAGAACGTCTTTACACCGAAGAAGGATATCAAAATTTTAGGATTATCATAAAAGAAGAAAAACATTGCCCAGAGTTTAAAAATACTCTAGAGAATAAGTGGATACCTTGTAGCAAATTTGAATTAAATAGTGACGGAACTCGTAAAGATCAAGATATTAGTTTTTTCACAGCGCTTGCAGCGCTAAATTATGTTTCAAAATTTATTCATACTGAAGATGCGCATGTACATCGATATATGTTATGAGGTGAATCATGAGAATATCTCGAGATATTGTCAACAAACTTTTTTCAGAAAATGGATATAATGGTGATAGAATTAGACACGATGGAGAAAGATATTTTCCTGAAAAGTTTGTTGACAATATAGGAAAATGGACTCCATATATGAGATTTACAAAATCATTTTATAAAAATCAAGAACTTGCTCCTGTTTCTATGTTATTCGGATCCTCTGCTATAATGTACATTTTTGAAGATGATGTTACTGTGGAAGATGAAGAAGGACAAATCAAGCGATTCATGTTATAGAGGTGGAATTATGCGAGCTTTGACTTTAGATGAAACGAAGAAACTTTTTACACAAGAAGGTTTCAGCGGCTTCAGAATCGATATCGTTGAAAATTTCTGCTATCCTCAATACTTTGATAGTAGAAGAAATTCATGGATGTCATACGTAAAGAAAAAAATAAAGTATGATCTACGTGCTCCTAATGGAGAAACAATAGAGAACGTCATTGTGACGTATTCAACAGAAATTCAGGCACTGCACTATATTCTGAAATTTCTTCCAGAAGAAGAACCTGGTGTTAGAAGATTTATGCTTTAAGGAGAAAATCGTGCTTATAAGAGATTATAAAGTAAAACCTGAAGGGACTCACAGATGGGTTCCACAATTCGCTATTCCAACATTTGATGGTGTCCTATGGTCGGACTACTGGGAGAACGGTCGTAGAGTCACATTCGAATTCGAGCATCATGCTAATACATACATTGAGCACAGAAAGATCGTAGACTCTAAAAAAGACTCTATTGATCTTACAACACCGATAGACACACTTATTCATCAAGTGAACAAAACATTAACGGCTCTTACTGCTGTTGGTCTCAACTCTGATTCTGCCCTTTTAGATGTTTTTGGTGTAAAATATAGAGCAAACGAGTTTATTGTTGAACCGAAAGAAATGGTCCCTTATAACCAAACGGCAAACATTCTTATCATGTGCAGCGCGGTTAATAGCGTGCAGGACATAGGCTTTTGGGCGACAGAATCATTTGCACGAGAATATGCAAGCAATCTTAAGTCGATATACTCGAGCGCCTGGACTGTTGCTCAGGACTTACCAGACGACAGTAGCTCTTGAGCTATATAAATATACATCTTTTACTATTGAAAGCCCAAAATGACCTCTGGTGATTAGCCAGAGGCCTTTTAGTGTCTAGATCTCCCAGTACATCACATTATTTACTATGATGTCAACTTGCTCCCAAGTTTCCAAAATTTGTGTGAGAGTAGGATTCTCGATATGTTCGATCAAATCATCGAAGTGCATCTTCGCTTCTTTTTGAAACACTTCTGCGCTTACCATAATTAAGTGTCCGTTAGAGCGACGACCTACATAATTTCCTGTGACTCCAATATGCATTTTCTCCATTTTGGTTTCTCCTTTTTTACTTTTCGCGTTTTTCTTTGCGTATTTCCAATTTCTAAGTATATTATACAACAAAATCGCATAAATGTACATAGTTTTCGTACGAGTTTCTATGAATTTATACAAATTCGCCAAAATTCGTTGATAAAAGACAAGTTTCTACGAATTTTGTTAAATACACTAAAATACATACGAAAACTATGTACATTTATGCGATTTTGTTGTATAATAAGAATGTAAGTTAAATTAAACTTACGAAAGCGAAAAGCGAAAGGAAAAATAATGTTCATTATTAAGTACATGCATGCAAACGCAATGGAGTTTACGCACAAGAAGAAATTTGAAAATGTTGAGCAAGCAACTCCCACTCTTCACAAAATATTCATAGAGTTTTATATTGAAAAAGCTCAAATTGTGAATGAGGATACTAATAAAGTGTATGTTACACTCACTCGAGAGTTTGCAATTGAATAATTAATTTATTTAATTATTGTGGCTAATACCTAAGTATTAGCCATTTTTTATAGTAGTTTCTACGAGTTTCACGAACTTTTATAAATTGCTATAAATTCGTATAAAAAGTATGTACTTTTTGCCAAAAATAGTGTATAATATATTTAGAAGTTGAATAACAAACGCAAATCACAAAGGAGAAATGGAAATGCTAAGCAAATTTGTAAAAGAGCTTTTTAGCAAAACGATTATTGAAATTGACGAGCGTGAGGTGAAAGACGAAAAGTACAGTGTTGAGTTCAAACTCAATGGCAAAAAGTACTTTTATTTTTCACAAACGGAAAGCGGCATTTTACTTTTGAACGCCGAGCACAATACGAAAGAAAATTGGCATGGTTTAGAGCAAGATGACGAAAAACTTTTGTTTTTAAAAGAAGGCACGGAAGATTATGATCTCGCTGCATTGTTGATTGCTAGAAACGATATTGTGCGCGTTGTATAAAAAGCGCACGAAATGCGCGATAGGAGAGAGAAATCTCTCCTATTTTGCTGCCCAGTTTCTACGAGTTGCTACAAAGTGTCATAAAAGTATGTACTTTTTGCTAAAAATGTTGTATAATATACTTAGAAATTGTAAATACAACAGCTAAACACAAAGGAGAAAAGCGAAATGCTCTACATGAAACTAAAACCAGGCGCAGATATTCGTGGCATTATTCGCCTTGAAGGCGTTATGAGTTACATTATCACGGATTCTCCTGATCTTTTCAGACAAGCAGAAAAGTGGTTTCAGTGGGAAAATGGAAGCATGATTAAAATCGACGATGGCTATGAGACTCTTATTTTACTCTTAGTAGCTCCAGACTTTAAGTACTTTGAAATGATTGGTGAAATTGGATAACATTGATCTCGTGAGTGTGTATATCCTGCTTGTTCATTATGTGATAAGCAGGATATACAGATTCGTAAAAAGGAAAAAAATAAATGAAAAGACTCACAAATTTCGATAGAATTTGGCGATGCAACTATTGGTACCGTGTTTGGTACGGTGTGATTCCTGGTACGCCAAACGATCAGATTACAGCCAGCAAAATAGGCTTAATGTGGGAAAGAGTCATAGAAACAAAACTAGGAGAACTATGGGAGGACGAGCGATTAGTAGGTTACAATGACTTGGAAAACTACTTGAGTGTAGAATATGGTTTACTTTTGCCGAAAAGATATCGTGTGTTAAGAAAGTTTAAAATATCATACACACTTAATGAGCTTGAAGAATTTTGGCGCAGTCATGTGTCACCTTATGCAGCCTTGAAGAGTATGAAGGTCTATCTTCATAGTGTCAATGAAAATGATTTGGGTTTTGCTCCTGATGATATTGCGACAATGCAGGTCCACAACAATAGTATTAGTGAATCTATTGAAAATGATAGAGGAGTATATTCACACAAACGATTCGACAATATCAAGAAACTTCTAGAGTCTACGAGATTGCCAGAACCACCATCAGAACAAGCGCTTCCAAAACAAATAGAGCTATCAGAAAAGAAATATAATCAATTTATCGAACAATGTCCTAGTTACATGAATGATTACAAAAAGAAACTTGTAAAACCTGCTCTTAGTAGCTTTACGATATAAGAAACTGAGATTCTGCTCGTGTGTGTTAAGCATACGAGCTATTTTTTTTATAGTTTCAATGAAATGCAGAAAAAATGCAATAAAATATGTACTTTTTATGAAAAATGTTGTATAATATATTTAAGAGTACATAATAAACTAAAGGAGAAATGTAAAATGAGACATTACATTATGAAAATGTGGCGTTACATGAGACGATACACTAGAAAAGACTGGAAAATTTTCATTTACGTCGATTCAATAGTGATAATCGTAATCATTGTGGTTTTGTGTGCTGCAGTTTCGTTTATTAGTAACAAGTTTATCGGTCTTCCATTTTTACTTCAGTTCATCGTATATACAATCGTGGGTATTATATCGTATCATGTAGGAACTAACTTAGGTATACGTATTGCTAATCACATCATCAGAAAGAGAAAAGCAAAGTGAACAACAAAGAAAAAGTCATTGAGACTATTATTAGATTACATTAAGAAAAAGGAGAAAAGTGGATGACGACCAGAGATGTATTTTTAGATGTTGTTCTCAAAGCAGCAGTGAGAAAAAGTCATGCTAACTATGGTGCAGTCACGCCATGGAACATCTGGTTAGCAGTAACAAAATCTCCAGAGTTTGACGTTACTGAAGAAGAAATCAGAGCTGCAATACATCGTAAACTTGTGCGATCTCTATCAACATATCCTATCGAAAATTGTATTGAAAAGTACAGAGAATCTCAGCTCATAACACTAAAAAAGTTACTTGAGCAGATAGACACAGACGCAAAAATAGAATCTTATGATGATATCAAGAAAATTCAATGGGATAAATATCCTAATGCGTTTCTTGACGCGGTTAATGCAAATCTAATGTTATATGGTGCACCGAATCTATTTATGTATCAGGAGTAAAGTGAAAATGGAAAACTATATAAATAACAGTATATTCGGGTTGCCTATCGACAACGTTTCTGTGAAAAATGTCCATGTCAGAAAGATAGGAACATGGACTGGAGATAAAACACTAGGTGAATATATCGATTCAGAAGGTCGATCATATCTTGTTATACAATTAAGACAGAATATCTGGTCGTACTTAAAATTGAACAGTGAAACATTCGGAAAGGAGATAGTGAAATACGATATAAAAATGGCGTTGATGCCGGCAGAAGCTGCGGTATTCGAGGCAGCATTTAAACAAGTAAAAGAAAAATCACCAGCAGCTACTAGAGACGCAATTGTAAGTTGGGCAGTTAGAATGTTTCTAGATAAAGAATTTGTGGCTATTCAAGAAGACCCTCGCCAATGGGGAGAATATGGCTCTAAAGAAGCATATGAACAAGTAATGAAAGAAATTGAGGAATACAAAAATAAATGGCCTTTTTATTGCGTTAATTGCAACGGGCACGGCATTTTTCCAGGATCAGATAATAATCCAGAATCTCCTGGTTCAGATCCTTGTGAAGTGTGCACTTCACGTGGGATCTGTCCGAGGTGTTTTCAACCATGTCTTACAAATCAGGATAATGGAGATCAAGAAACAGGAGCAGGTCCTTGTACGTTCTGCGGATGGAATTATCCTGACTCGTCACCACTTGAAATTAATAAAACGTGAGGTAAAGACGTTGAAAATTAGTCCTTTTAGTACAATCTTAGCACATGAAATCGAACCGTCAAATATCAAAAATTTTATAAAAAACGCAATAAATCTATTAGGAAGGGAAATTGAAGTTAGCATAAAGGGATTATTCAAAGATTCAGAAAATTCACTCCTTCTTTTTGATCGAGATTTTGTTTTTGTTGACATTGACGAGTCGCTAAAAACATTAATGAAAACTGCTCTTGTGTTACGTCCAGATGAAGAAAATGATATTGTTCTTGCGACGTCCAGAGTGACAATCCTTGTAAAACCTATTATGCAAATTGAAGAAGAAATTGAGGATGAAGAAATAGAGAGAGAATAAAGTTTTTTCATTTTACTGCCTGGTATTTTTCGTACCAGGCTATTTTTCTGTCTCTTGATCACAAATTGTCATCACCAGGGTGAAAATTGGGGACCTCCATAAATGTGGATATATATTTATATAGCTCGTGCTAAATTATCATCTGGGTGATCGTTCTAAAACAACGCATAAAAATACTCCTAGGATCTCTCCTAGGAGCTTGTTTTTAATCCTCGATCCACTCCTCTAACTCTTTTAAATCTGCTTTTGTATAAACTTTTTGTGTATTTTTAGAGGTGTCAACGAGTGTGACCTCAGTAATGAAAGCAAGCTTTAAACGAGATACGACATCGATGAGGGCGACTTTACGATGCTTTGTAGGATCGTCACCGAGGATCTCTTTACCACCGATCATTTTGAATCTTACTACGTACATTTGCGTTTCTCCTTTTACTTTATGCATTTCCAATTTCTAAATATATTATACATCAGAATCGAGCGTTTGTACATAGTTTTTATGTGAATTTCCACGTTTTCTACTAAGTTCGTGGAAATTCGCTTAGATATTACGCGTACTCGACTCTGTAAATGTTACCATGCTTCCATTCTGGGATCAGGCGATACTCACTTGGCAGAGACTTCTTTAGAGCTTCGTTACGATCGAACAGGTGTGGATTTCCATAAGTCTCACCCAGAATACGCTCGTTTTCGTTGATCTCAGCGACCAGATCTTTGATTTCCTGAGGGATTGGCTTTCTGTTTCCTTCTCGGTTCTTCGAGACGTGTTTTGGAAACAGTTCACGGATACGCGCTTCGATTTCCTCGATGCTCTGAGTGATCTTCTTTTCCATTTTTCTTTTCTCCTTGCGGTTTACTCTATGTACTCAACTTCTAATATGATTATAACATGAAATCACCTAAATGTACATACTCTGGGTACGAATTCTCACTAATTTGTCAAAGTTGGTATAAACTCGTATTTCACAACGAATTTTAACGAATTCTTTGAAAATAATGAAAACTCGTACCCAGAGTATGTACATTTGCGCGATTCCGTGTTATAATCATAATGTAAGCTAAATGAGTTTACTCAAACGTAAAAAGTGAAAGGAAAAACCAAAATGAACGATCTCCCTCTCGAAATCCTCTGGATCCTCGATCAAATCAACGTCAACGAACGTGCACTGACTGAAGAGTTCACCACTCCAATCGAGAAACTGTACGAGTTGGATTTGAAGATCGAAAACGGAAAGTTGAAACGAGAGTTAACCCAAAAAGGTTACAAACTCGTTGAAATCCCAGAAGATGACGAGAGACGCGCAGACGACGTATACGACGTCGTCGAAATTTAATAAGTAGTGAGTTTGCGGATTCTCACTTAAATTAAAAATCCGCATTTTATTTTGTCTCGAACCGTGACTCGTGAACAAAAATGTCATCACCCAGAGGTCATTTGATGACTTAAATCAAAAAAGATGTATATTTATACATATAACGAGGAATTGTCATCTGGGTGATAATGTAAGAATGCATAAAAATAGCGTAGGCATTTTTGATTCTACCTATGCTATTTTTGTTATTTACTTGACATTGAAAAAGTACGTTTTGTACAATTCCATGTTACAGCCGTTATATGTTTTGATTGGTGTAATCGCGATAATGCCATCGAGACTTGTTTTCTGCTCGATGGCAATGACAATAGCGCTTGGACTTTGATCAATGAAAACAAACCGATACAAAAGTCCTCCACGATCTTCTGTATGTATTCTCATACTTACCGTGTTATTTTTGTCATACTGCCATGTGTCATAGTAACTTCCAGCAATAATTTCTGTACTCTCTGATCGTATGCCGATCTCATTCTGATGATTATCTACTCTAATTTCGCCATTTGCAAATGTTTTTACTAAGATGTATTCAAGTTCTTTCATTTTGCTTTTCTCCTTAATTCGTTATTTCTAGATCATAAATCTCTTTATTTCTGGTTCATACTCTTGTGCTTCTGGCAAACCTGTAAATTGATCAAAATTGTGCCAATTGTATGCACAACACTGGCACAGTGTTCCTTCTACTGACATTTTTACATTGTGAACGACACCGCGGCATGTCACTTCAGCAGCAGCAACCATTAGACTTCTACTCTGATAATTATTTACTGTTTCTCCATTGCGTATTCCACAGCTTTGGCAGTATAGTAAATCATTGATTGACACGACTCTGATATTGCCGTCAATTGCTGTAAATTCAACTTTGCCAATCTCATAATATACGCCATACGTTATTTCACTATTGTACGACAATTTTGTATCCCAATTCATACTATTTCCTTTATGCAGCTGTGAGCATCTTAATAGATATTAGCATTCTGATCATGATGCTCTCTACAATTCTTCTTACTTCTTTTGTTTCAATAATAATATGTAATTCATTGTCAAAATCGAAATTTGATTCATAGTTGTCAATGATGGTCTCATACCCGAAGAGAATAACCTTGCCTCCGACAAATTCTGCTCTGGCCAGAGACATACACACATCGTCTAACTTAAGAATCTGATACGATCCGAGGCCAAATTTTTTTCTATACTCACGTATCATTTTGTTCAAAATTTCGACAAAAGCAGAAGGTCCACCACATCGTATCTTATTTTTGATAACGCGTTCACACTTTTCTTCTATTGTTGACATTACTGCATTCATGGCGAACCTCCTTCTTTTGATTACTCTTCTTTGATAGTATTATAAACAATAATGTACACTATGTACATCTTTTTATATTATCGCATCATTTTTTTTACTCAAGTATACTTGTAGACAACGCAGCTACGATTTTTAATAATTGAACTGCTGCTTTTGCTGTTGCTGTTTCTAAGCATTTCCAGTAACAACAATGCTGAAAATCATGCCTTCTTTAATTTTGACAGATTGACCTGCTAATAATAATCCTTCTTGATTCTCTTGGGGGCCTTTTCCGTAAATAACAGTTGAATACTCAGGTTTGCCAACCAATTTAATCAAATCTTCAAATGTCACATTGTCTTTATTGATACCAAATAGGTAGTCATTGATAAGAATAATCACTTTATCTCCTTTTCATCATCTTTGTTTTGTTTTTTTATGCCTTTATTCTTAGGCGGTTTTATTATTTTTGTTTCTTTTGCTTTAAATGCTTGCATACTCTTTGACAATTTTGGCCTTGCCATTCCATATTTCTTTTTCATAATTTCACCTTTCTAAATCTTAATTGCAACTAATAGGCATTAGTTGCAATTACGTCATTTTTATAGTACAAAGTTTCTAGTTTTTCTTTTCGTTAATGGCAGTCGTATAAACTTTGAGCAAACCTGTAACTTCGACAATTTGATCATCAGTAACTTTATGTGCTTGCATTTCTTTGATTAACGCACTATATTCTAATAGAAATTCAGGATCTTTGGCTACATTATTATCAAATGCTGTAGAAGCATTTTCTTTAAACAATTCTATTATGTCGACAATAAAACGTTCAGGGGCGCCGAGTTGCTTTAATTTTCGCTGAATTTCTATTCTTGCTTTGTCAACTTCTGTTAATTCTTGATCTTCTGCCATTTTCTTTCTCCAATAGACTCTATTCTGTTGTGGTTGAAAGTAAACATGTTTCCAATTTATGATGTAATCTGCTATATCGATGGTCCTGCTAAGGAATACCCATTTTTCTCCATTAAATCTTTTTAAATAAAAGATCGTGGCATGCAATCTATTCTTAACAGGACGCTCTTGAATAATAACATCGCCCACAGTATGGTTATACATTTACCAGTTGAAGAATCCTTTCTTCTTTTTATCTTTGTCTCCTGGACGTGGCGTCTTTTCAACTGTCGGAAAGCTATTGTCTGTGATTATTTTCTCTGAATACGTAGCAGAACCGCTTGAATCGTGAATATAACCACCGGTGATATCGCTCCAGACAATATATGGACAACGTTCATTATTTTTGCAAAATCGACAATTTGGATCTCGAGCATTGTCACTATCACCAGATCCACCGTAACCTCCGCCATCATGGCCACCACCGTCATGAGACTGAAATCCGCCCATATCATATCGTCTGTTATCTTTGTTTTTGTCCGCCATTTTTGAACTCCTTTTCAATTAGCTGTTTCACATTTTGCCATTTTTCCAGTGAATGTAGCCGAATTGGCATATCTGGCAATAACTCTTCTTCATCAAAACTAAAACCTACAAGAACTAATCGTGATGCTACAATTTCTTGATCTTTTCTTGCGAGTTGATCGAAGAACTGCAGCTGAACTTCGGCGTTATCGTCGATTAAAATAATTCTGAGATCTGAATTTTCTCTTAATCTGCTCAGGATACTCACTAATTTTCCGTGATATCCTTCGCAGAATATTGTCTTTTCATGATTTGGGAAATTTTTCGTCTCTAGCCAGAAATGTGTCATTCGCTGAATATCTGCATTCCACCGAGTATGTCTTGTAAATCTGCATGTGTTGTAGTATAAATCATCTGCAACGGCATGTAATTGGTTTACACCTTCAACAGCATCTGCTATCGTGTGCAGTATTGCAATGTGTTCAGGATGATACTGCATTTTTTTAAATTGATTATTATATACTTCATCGCCGATCTGATTGCGATATTCAATGACGCGAGGAAGCCAATGAAATCGCTCTAAAGAAACATTCTTCAACTGATTTTTGTCAATGCCTAATTTAAAAATCTCATTGCACAATTCTAACAATGAATCTTTGTTTTCTCTAGCGATTGTCCCGTCGATATCGATATGAACTTCTGTAACTTCTCTCACGTCATTCTCCACTACTTCTTCAAATCATTTTCAACGATTGCCTGAGTTTCGAATTCTGTTACTTTGAGCTGTATAATATGGGAGATCTCTCTTGGCGAATATCCTAATTGCAAAAATTTCTCAAAAATCTGTTTCAATGCCGCATCAGCAGCCAGATCAAGATACTTCCCATGATCAGTGTACTTGTGATTTTCATCGAACAAACTTAGCATTTCTCATTTCCCTTTCGTAGTGATTCGACTTTTCGATATGTATCACTCTCTTTGGATCGCTTTTTCTCAAGTTGGCAAACCATACTTCATTCCTGAGAACACAAATGATGTATCTTTGATTATCTTGAGTCACTATATGATAACGATTACCATTAATCATGATATCAATATCATTAGTCCCGTATGTTTCAAGGAATTTCTCAATTTCATTTTTTATTCGACTTATTTCTCTTCTTGTTGTTCTCTCTTTCATATTTTTCTTCTTTTTGCACTACTTCTTATATAAATTATAATACAAAATGAGAAAAAAGTATATAGTTATGAAAAACTCATTGACACTATGACCTTTTACGTTCTAAAACCATTTTTTGTAATGTGTGTAAAATACACTCAATTGTATATTATAATAGTATCAAACATTATAGACTATGGAGATTTTTATATGAATGAAGTATCAAATGAATTGTCAAATGAAACTGATTCAAGAGTAATAAAAAATATTGTTTCTGTGCAGCATGCTAGTCGGCTGTTAGGAATGTCAAGAACACAAGTATATCGTCTCATGGAAGATAGGTGCCTTAAAGAAATTATTGTTGGCGATAAAAAGATGGTCGGCAAAGATAGCGTTGAGAGATACGCTGAATTAAAGAAGAAGGCCAAAATGATCGAAATAGAAATGAAGAGGCCGATCATATAGGGGTAAACGCATTATGGCATCAAGGGGAGTCAAAAAAGGAAAAGTCGTTTCTATCAATAGCACAAATATCTCTTGGGAGATCATAGAGAGGCAATTCGTTCAGGGGCTTCTTCAACCTAATGGAGAAGTTTATTATCCTACTCTCACTGAGATATCAGAGGCACACGATATTCCGTATTCAACTGTTCATCGTAGAATGAATGAGGGCCAGTGGATCAATAAGAGGGAAAATTGGCAAGCGAAACTGCATAAATGGGTATCTGCAGCAAATATGGATGATTATATCAAAGCTGCAGACCGATTCAATGAAACGTGCATCACAGCAGCTCAGCGTGCTATGGACCATATTCTTATGCACATTGATACTGCATCTGCAGATGGCAAAGTTCTTGATCAATTGAGCCTTGATCGACTCGGTAGAGCAGCTGTCAACTGGCAAAAAGCTGGAAGATTGGCACTCGGTCTCAGCACTGAAAATAATAGCAATAGAAACTCAAATGAAAACGAATCTCCATCGTCAAGTGTAGATATTTCTCTTCTGTCAGAGCAGGAAGTAGATATTCTCGATAACTTCATCAGCAAAATGAGTATAAAAGCTATCACGACAACGGCACAGATAGTAGAAGAGTAGTGCATCTCGTAGAACAGAAAATGTAAGAAGAAAATTAGAAACAAAGATAGCGAAAGAAAAGAAACATGTTAACAGAAATGACACTGAAAATTGTTGGCTCAAGCACAATTAAAAGCAAAATTACGAGGCACCTCTTTAATAGAGGCATGATCATCATGTCGGAGATTATTCCTTATGCTGCTAGTAACAAAATTGTAAAAAGTAGTGAAAGCAACAGAAATGGGAATTTTAAAACAACAGCAGCACTTATGCCTGCTGAAAAAGAGACATTTTCTGTAAGAAAAATTAAACAGAAAAATTTCGCTGATGCGATAGATATTGGTTCAAGATACAGAAATCCTGTAAAAACGACAAATGCAAAATGGCATTTCGATAGTTCTCCTGCTCTTGCAAGTTATAGAAACAGATAAAAAAATGGAGGTAGCATTCACTACCTCCTTTTTGGCATTTGGTTAATATGTCGTTTCTTGTCGTGTTCTCCGCACAGTCTTTTGACGTCTCAATTCCTCATGATCAACATACTTTGTTCTAAATGGTCTTCGTATTACTTGTCGATTCGAGGAGCACTCACAACAGTTGACGCACATACGACATTTACGGCATTGGTTTAATTTTTCATGTTCACATTGCATTTTTTTATCCTTATTATTATTTAAAATTACTATATTAATATCAATTATATAACAAAATTTATGAAAAGTACACCTATTTTTGCTTTTCTTCCCATTTTTTAATTTGTTCGCCGAATCCACTTTCTATTAAATTCTCTCTGATACCTATATAGTAACTATTTACAGAGTTCTTTTTCAAAGCGCAGACATATATGCCTTGATTTATTTTGCTAATTTTATATGGCTGATTTTCAAAAGCTTGAACACAAAAATCAGAAGCTTCTTGCTTTGTATGAAAGTTGCTATACACTCTCTCTGCTGTTAAAACAAACCATTTGCGATTTTTTGTTGCCGTTTCTTCTTTTTTATCTGTTTCAGCATTAAAAAATGCTATAAAACTTGCAAGCTCTCCAAATTGTTTGAAATAATGAACATCTTTGCCTTTGACGTGAACAAATGATCCTTTTGCTCTGTCAAAACGGCATGAACTTCCATCATTTGCGAAAATTGTTTCACCATTTGCGAGTTCTGCATTAATAGATTGAACTTTGGTGTCTTTTATCATTAGTACTCCAATTTGTTATAAGTAAAATGTTTGTGAATCTGATTTGTTATAGGCTGCTAAGTCAGTATCTATTTTTCCATATTTTGTAAGTCTATATTTTGCTAGAAGCGTCATTTCTATTTCTGCAATATCTGCCTCTACAAACGTAATACATTTCCTACAAAATGGGTGAACAGAAATGCTAGAATTAGTGGTAATTTTTACGATTTCCACTTTTTTACGAGTATATAATTCTCCTTGTTCGATTATTTTTCCACACTCAAAACCTGCGCATAGAAGCTCTCTATCTGCAACATATGCAGTACCAAATTTCCATTGTGGAAATACAATTTTTCTACTGTTTATTTGTCTTCTCATCTGTTTCTCCTAAATGCCAACAATAGCCCCTAAATAAATAGAGGCTATCTACATTTATTATTTCGCAGATTCAATGATGAGTTTTTGATGATATTTTTGATCAAATGCCATTAATGTTGTCTGTACAGTCACTCTCGTGATTATGCGTTCATCATCATTTTCGCCGCTAGAAGAAAGTGCATAAACAAGACCTTTACACGCACCATCTATCACAATATGAACGTAGTAATAAACAAGATTGTAAGCAACAATCATAAATGCAACACCATCAATATGTCTTTTATCTTCTTCGCTGATATCTTCTTCTATAACACTTTGTACATCATCAGGGAATCTATAAATTCCATCATACAGAACGATTTTTCCTTCGGTTGACTCCTCCTCTTCACTTTTTATATCGCCACAATGATAATACTGCATTGATACTCTATACAACTGCTCATTTGATCCCTGACTGACGTACCTGAGTACGCCATTTGGTCGTTCAGAAATGATGATTGCTGTGCAGCCTGTGTCGATGAGAACATGAATGAAATAGAGAATTATTTTATCATCTCTTATGTCTGTCATGTTTGCAATAAAACCAGAATCGAGCTCTATCTTGCTATAATCCAGGTCGTCATCTTTACTGTTACTTAAAACTTCTTTGATTTCTTCTTTGATTTTCTCTGCTATCTCTGTAACTCTTTTTGGGAATCTACCTTTTCCCACAAATTCAGTATACGCCACTGTAACTCCTTTTACAATTCTATAATGAATGTCGTGTTAACTTTATCCATACGTACGATTTTTTCGATTTGTTTGATAAGAGAATAGACGTATTGCGCTGATGGAGAGATTCTTGTTTCTTGGCGAACGACAGAATTTGCCGTGAATGGCGGTTTAATTTCTTCTTTTAATAAAAATATTTCAATATCATGTAGAAAATCACTATTCTTTTCTGCTTTAATGATCTTGTACTTTTGTCCAAAAACAATGATCGCAACAACAGAGTTCATTGATTCTATTTTTTTAAGGTTCGAATTGATTCGATCTTCTCTGGAAATTTCCTTCAGATGCAATTCAGCAATAGTTTCTGGTGATGTAACCATTTCGATTTTCATTTCTTTTTTCCTTTTTAATTTAACATTTAACTTTATGATAGTATTATAAACTATTTTTGACAAATTGTACATATTAAAAAAATATTCATTTACAATTTTATAAATAAAAGCAGCACAAAAATAGGATACTCTACGTATCCTAATGAGTATCTTGTAACTAAAAACAGCAATATTACTCTGAAACATCTCCTAATTTACGTAGTGTATCTACGTCCTCCAATAAGCTTACGATGCTTAATTGCGTATTTTCATTCTTCATATTATAGCAATACCCACAACGGGTTTGCTTTTGGCCATCTTTTTCAAAAACCTCACCCTCAAATCCCTCATCAAACTTTATTTTGCAATCGCAACAGATAAACTCTCCACTTTTCGCGCTCGACATTTGTTTCTCCTTTATTTTTTTCATATTCAGCATTATAAATACATTATACATTGATATCGCTATTTTGTACATATTTTTTTACAAGCGTACAGCATAAAGATGATGATTATCACCAGGATGACATTTGGTGACCTTCTTTATGAGCTATATAAATATACATCAAAGTTCATCAGTAATGTCCTGCTGTCCTCTGGGTGATGACAATAACTACTTCCATACTTTATAGACCCAAGAAGTGTTTCTTACTGTGTATACTTTATCACATTGTGTCACATAGAGAACTATAACGAATACTATGACCATCTTAACATAGCTTATTATTCGTATCAAAATCAACATATTTCCACTATTTTTATGTTACAATTCAATAAACAAAAGGTCTTAAATATCAGAAAATAACATTAGTTTTATGAGATATTAAAAAATGGATAAAAATAATATTGAAAACGTGTATCGGCTAGATAAAACGGATCAAAGTTATATACATCAAGAAAGAAAAAGAAATAAAGAGTTAATGTTACTCTCTGATGAAGAATTAGAAATTCTTGAAATACTCGCAAAGAAGGCGAACAAGAAACGACTGCACAAAGATGCCGACACAATATGAGCAACTTCTGAATATAGAGGACATCAGATTAGAGAGAATGATTCGTGCTGAACGGTCATTGTGCTCGTTTGTGAAGCAAGCCTGGCATGTTACAGAACCATCAACTCCGTATATACATAATTGGCATATTGATGCAATTTGCGAGCATCTTCAAGCAGTTTCTAACAATCAAATCAGTAATTTACTCATTAATATGCCGCCTAGAGCGATGAAGAGTCTTTGCGTTTCTGTATTTTGGCCAATGTGGGAGTGGATCGAGAAACCATATACTCGATGGATGTTTTCAAGTTACGCACTTTCACTGGCAATTCGCGATAGTATCAAATGTAGAAGATTAATCGAATCAGATTGGTATAAGGGTAATTGGGGTCATATTTTTCAATTAGCAAAAGATCAAAATTTAAAATCAAGGTTCGAAAATGATAAAAGTGGTTATCGACTTGCTGTATCTGTTGGTTCCGCCGCCACTGGTGAAGGTGGAGATCGAATTGTTTGTGATGATCCACATAATGTTAACGACGCTGAGTCAGAGATAATTCGACAAGGAACACTTGATTGGTGGGATCAAACGATGAGTTCTCGTCTCAATAATCCTAAAACTGGTGCTAGAGTCATCGTGATGCAGAGAGTTCATCAGGCAGATCTCAGTGGTCATATTTTAGATCAGGGTAATTATGTTCATCTGAAACTTCCTGCTGAATTTGAACCAGAAACGAAATGCTTTACGAGCATCGGCTGGTCAGATCCGCGCAAAGAAGAAGGTGAACTACTCTGGCCAGAGAGATTACCGAAAACATCGCTAAATTCTTTAAAAAAGATGTTAGGATCTGTTGGCTTTGCAGGGCAGTATCAGCAACGTCCGATGCCAGCAGAAGGTGGTCAATTCCAGAAGCGATGGTTCAGATATTTTACAACAAAGTTAAAGTATTATGAGCTCATTCTACCAGATGAGATAAAACGAATCCTTATTTCTGATTGTTGGCATTTTATTACCGTAGATCTTGCGATTAGTCAGAAACAAACGGCAGACTATACGGTCATTTGTGTGTGGGCGGTAACACCTGAAAATGACCTATTGCTTGTCGATAGATTAAGAGAACGATTAGATAATCCTGAACAGCAAAAACAAATTTCTCTTATCTATAGAAAGCACATGCCGAATTTTATTAAGGTCGAAAATGTAGCGTATCAACTTGCACTGATTCAACAACTGCGGAAGCAAGGCTTTCCAGTAACAGAATTTAAGCCAGTAAAAGACAAAGTAAGTCGGGCTTCTACTGCGTCTGTCTATTACGAATCTGGCAAAGTATACCATCCTCTTAATGAGATATGGTTACCAGAATGGGAAGAGGAATTAATGCTTTTCCCGAATGCGCAGCATGACGACCAAGTAGACAATTGTTCAATGGCATGCGACACAATTGCCGGTTCTGAAATAAGCCCAGAAGAGCATATTAAAGCCCTGAAAAGACGAGTTGCATTAGCGGCGAGCAGACAGGAGATCAGGCAAGAAAGTAAACCGGTGATGCCATGGTAAAACAACATATTAAAGCCCTGAAGAAAGAACAAGAACAGTATGGCCCTATCGTTAATGTGAACAAAGTCAGAGCAAAGACTTCGTCATTTAATGATGCCATTGCTGTGGCACTCACATCTTTATATGGCTCAATGTGGTTTGTATACTTCTTGATTGCATTCATTTCAGGATGGATGTTATGGCAAGGATTTATCACAAAATCAGCATTTGATCCATATCCGTTTGTGTTTTTGCTCTTTTTAGGAAATTTAATTCAGCTTATTGGCGGACCAGTAATTCAGGTCGGTCAAAATATCACTCAGAAACACGCTGAATTAATCGCAGAAGCTGATCACGTAGTGAATAAAAGTAACTACGAAAAAATAGAACGAATTATCCAAGAATTAGTCGTTCAAACTGATTTTATTCAAAAAAATTATGATCTAGTAATGCAATGCAGAGAAATTTTAGCTGAAACTACAAATATGGACAATTAGTTGAACAAAAGAAATCGTAAAAAATCGAATATAGCTACAATACATAGAGCAGGTCCTACAATGTTAAATAATGGTCTGCTCTATGTACCTGCACAACAACAGCAAGGAATACTAGGACAGACTTTTTATGGGAGTCAGACTGCAAATGTTCCCACCGGTCAAGAGGCACTTTTCTCTCCTGGAATTCCTCTGCAGAATCAACCGGGCGTAAATTCTGGTGGATATCCTGTCCAATGGCGCTTTCCTGTCGCTGTCAATACATTTCCTGTTGACAGAACTTCGAACAACCCAGATATCCCTAGTTTTCAGCAGTTACGTCAGCTTGCTAAAATGTACAATGGAATTACTCTTTGCGAACGCGCATGGTTGGACATGGTTCCTAGAATGCAGTTCAAAATAGAATTAAAGCCTGAATATATCACTGCAGGAGCAAATGAAAAAGATTACCAGACCGAAATCGCTTATTTTATGGGTTGGTTTGAATCTCCTGATAAAATGCATGATCTGCACTCATGGTTAAGAATGGCATTAAGAGAGCAGACGCAGATCGACGAACTGTACATTTATAAACGCAAGAAGAGAAATGGTGAACTCTATAGTTTAGAGATTCATTCAGGTGATCAGTTTAAGCCTCTATTAGATGACTGGGGAAGAATACCTCAGCCGCCGAATTATGCATATCAGCAATATCCATGGGGAATCCCAGGAGCATGGTTCAAATCAGATGAACTTATTCATTATCAAGAATCTCCTGCTGCTGACAATCCGTATGGTCAAAGTCGAGTAGAACGAATTCTTCTCCTCGTAAATCAGGCACTAAGAAAACAAAAGAAAGATTTGAGTCACTTCACTGAGGGCAATATTCCGCAGGGAATGATGGAAGTTCCTGAGTCATCAACATGGACACCAGATCAAATTGATGCATACGAACAACAATGGAACTCTCTTATATCTGGCAATGCGAGTCAGCAGGTAAAGATAAAATTCACACAGCCAGGAATGAAATATCAAAAATATGATCAATATGATTTGTCACCTGATTTTGACAAATTCATTATCAATATTGCTGTCTCGGTCTACGGGCTTTCTATGCAGGACCTATCGTTCACAGAAAACATTCATAAATCATCTGGAGATAGTCAGCAAAATGTTGTCTACAGAAGAACGATAGATCCTCTTGCGGTTATTTATTCTCAAATCTTGACTGGCATTATTAATGAAGATTTCCCTGAAGAACTACACGGTGAAATGTTCAGAGCCGTGTTCACAGGATATGACGAAGAAGAAGATGTTTCAGAACTTGCTGATGCGTACACGAAACTGACAAATGCAGGTCTCTTAGGAATTTCAAATGCAAGTAAATTACTAAAACTTCCAGATGATCCTAATGCGCCATATATTGGTCGTGTCGTTATGACAAAAGACGGACCAATATTCCTGGATGATATCGCAACAGAAAAAGTACGCCAAGCACAACTGCAAGCGAAAATGGCAACGTATCAGCAACAAACTGAGCAAAGTACAACAACACCAGGTCAACCTGGTAAAACTGTTGGTGCAGTTCCTGGAGCAATACCCAAGCCTCCGACTGCTCCTGGTGTACCGCCTATTCAAGCTAAAACTCAAGGCGAAAATAATCAATCGCAGTCACAACAAACTCAGCAAAATCAACAGAGTCCACAAAACAAAGAAAGTCAGCCGACAACAAGTACAAATGCGAGCAAAACTGGATCTAATTCGAATGCGAATATTCAAGATAGCATTAATAGAGCTGTTGCTGACGATAACCAAGAAGATCCCAAAGATGATATCGAAGAAGTAGATGAAAATGAAGAAACAGAAGCTGAATTTGAAGACCCAGAAGATCCCGCAGAAGATGATGCAGATGTAGAAGCTGGTGAAGCTGGAGATGAAATTGATGACGAAGAAGAAGATCAGGATGAAGATGATACAGATGATGAAGATGATGATGAAACAGACAATGGAAACGTGGATGATATTGCTGCTATCGAAGCGGAGATTCAAAAGTATAAACAATATGATCAATTTGGTAACGAGATAGATTATGACGCTCTCACAGAAGAAGATATCGCTCAAGAGAAAGAAATTCTCAAACTTTTAGAGCAAGACTTAGAACATCCATATAGCCCGTTAGAGCGATATGTCGTTAATGAATTCGGTGAAGAACTCGATACACTTGATCGACATGGGCATCATGATCAAAAAGTGCATGGTAACTGGACGCATCCAGCATACGGTGCAGATCATGATAAAACACCAAAACTTCAAAAAGCAATGGCAGCAAAAGTAGCAAAGAGTCCTATTCCAGCAACTAAGAGCTCTCCTGCGTCTACATCAAAGGCACTAACAAATGCGCAGAATAAGTTAACGAAAGATCAGGCTGCACTGAAAGCTGCTCAAGCAGAGAAACCTGCAACAGCAAAAGATGCAAAGAAACAAACGACACTAGAAAAACGACTCACAAAAGATATTGCTACAGACCAACAGCATATTAAAACAGATACACAAAAAGCACAAGAAAAAGCTACTGCAGATAAAGTCAAAGCAGAGGTGAAAGCCAAAGCAGAAAAAACAAAAGAAGAAGCAGCCAAAGAGAAAGAAGAAACAAAAGAAAAGGCTGCAAAAGCTAAAGCAAAGGCTAAGGCTAAAGCTGATAAAGCTAAAGCAGAGGCTAAGAAAATTGCAGACGAAAAGAAGAAAGAACTTGCTGAAGCAAAAGCAAAAGCTAAGGCAGCTGCAGCGACTGCAAAAGCAAGAGCAAAAGCGCAATCACAAGCTGCACATTTACAGAAAATGTCAGCAGCTGCTTCTGCAAAAACAGCAAGAATGAATGCCACATTACAGAGAAAATCGCAAATTGCTGCGGTAAATGCTGCTAAAACAAACACTGCACAATCAAAATCTGAAATGAAAACAGCACAGGCAGCTGCAGCGGCTGCAAAAGCAGTTCAAGCAATCTCAAAAACTATCGGAAATAAAGCTTCTCTTTATAACGCACTCTCAGGAAGAAAAATATCTAAAACATGGACAGCAAAAGAGTCACAAGAATCGCAAACTATTTCGAGTGATTTGAAACAAGTTATGGATGTTATTAATGCACATCAGGATGAATCAAATGCAGTAGAACTTCTAGATAATGTGTCAAAATCACTTAACGAACTACAAAATCAAAAAGGAATAAGCAGCGGGAGAGCTTCTTCTCTTGAGCACTTAGTAACAAAACTCGAACAACAAATTTCTTTACAAAGAGTACTAGAAAATGAAATATTCGATGAAATCAGTGCATATTACAGAAACGATCAAAGAGACACAATTAGAGAATTACTTCAAATTCTCGATGAACAAACAGAAAAAGAAAGCACAGAAGAAACAAATAGCGAAAGTGTTAAACAACCCAAAGAAATTGAAAGAGCTAGTGACAAATCTGACGGCAGAACAGAGAATAAATTCACCAATCAGACAAATGCATCATCAGAAGACTATCGTCGCTGGCGGCAACGAGCAATAGATGATGTGAAATCAGGAAGGCCGCAAAGAGGTTTTACGACAACTCTTATTCCTGAAATGATACACAAAGAAATAACTATTGCTCTTTCTAGAAGTACGACGGTAGATGAAGTAAAAAGCATCTTCCGATTAGTTCAAGTAAGCGAGATAGAAAGTCAGAGAAATGCTAATGGATGAAGATGCTATTGTTACAGCAATTCGACTCTATAATGCGAATAATCTACAAGAGAAACTTAAATTACAAATAGACGAGATTACAACAAGAAAGGAGCCAGAAATTCCTGCTATGGAAGAAAATGAGAAAACAATGACAAGAGCTGTTGATGCTGAAGCGAATAAAACTGAAGTTCAAGATACGACATCTAATCAGGATGATCATCCGCAATTTGATGGAACACATGTACACTCACACGAACACGTGGATGGTACTGTTCATAATCATTCTCATGAGCATTCTGACGATAGCGCTCATGATCATGTTCACGAATCACATAACAGGTCAGCAGAAGTTAATCAATCTGATGTTGTTAACGATGATGCCGATAATACTCCTATTGCTGTTGATAGGACCGTAACTGAAGGCTTTACGCCTGATAGTTTTAGTGTATATCTTCCAATCACTCGTATTAATAATCGAGATCGAATTGTTACAGGTCAAGCGACAGTAGAAAAACCAGATGCTTATGGGACAATTTTCGGTTACTATCCAGAAGCATGGCTCAAATGGCGTGGAAACATGCGTGAACAACATGATCCAAAAAAAGCTGTTGGTAAAGCCATTGAAGTTATCCCTGAACCGGAAGAACGAGCTATCTACGTTACTTCTAAAGTATCAAGAGGTGCTCAGGATACATGGCTCAAAATTGAAGATGGTGTATTGACAGGATATAGCGCTTCGATTATGCCAGATCCAGAGTTCGGAAATGATATCAAGAAATGGCCTAAAAAAGAATATGAAGGCAAACTGTATCCATACCTCCCACGTTATTCGGTTGCAGAAACTTCTTACGTGGATAATCCCGCTACTCCTGGATGTAACATTTCACTTGTACGCGCTGATGGCTTTGTTACTGATATTATTGATGTGGAAATTGATGTGGAAGCTGATAAAACAGAAGAGCTACAACGTGCTGGTGCGAGAGTATCTAATGATACACAGAGCAAAATGCATACATCGATAGGGCATACACTCAAAGCTGCTGTTGCTCAAATGAATAATTGCGGTTGTGATACTTGTAATGCCGTATCTCATATAATAGACCCTGACGATGATGGAGATGTAGATCTCGGAGGCCTTCTTGATACAGATAATGATGCATCAAAGCTCGATGCTACTGCTGTTAACGAGCGTGTTCTTACTGGAATGGTTGAGAGAATGCTCACTCCTGTCTACGCGCGTCTCCAAAATATTGCAGGAACACTAGCAAAAACAAATACATCCAATATCGATCAAGTGATTACTTCTTCTATTACTAGGGCACTCGAAGCACTTGACACCAAGTTGGAAAATTTGCCATCACAAGCGAGCTTAGATAAAGTGCAGGCTGAATTAGCTACTGTAAAAGATCAAGTCGTAAAGATTGCAGAAACTCCTATGCCTGGTGGGCCAGTGATGAATGCATCTGTAATAAATAAATCGTTACCTACTGATCCTCCTGTTCAACAACAACAAACTTATGAAAATTACGGCGCTGTTTATGATGCGATTGCAAATTTGTCAAGGAGTGGAGAGCTAAATACTCCTGATCGACAAGTTCAAGCAATGGCAGCAGGCCTGGCGGCACAGCGCAATAGGAGATAAATTAAAATAAAATGGCTGTAACAGAATCAATTATTAAAAATCAATTGCCAGCAAATGCTCAGAAAGAAACTGGTGATACTACTCAAATTGCTGGCGTTATCGATAATAGTCTTTATACTGAAGGTGATATTCTTGCTCGTCAAGCACTTGTTATGGCAAGGGCACGCGGCGGTTCTGCATATGATGATGGCGATGAATTCTCTGATAAATTTGTTCGTCAGGTGCGAAATCTCAATCTTCCGAAACAGTACGTTCATCAGAGGTTGAATGAAGATACGATCAATCAGATCGTTCAAGGTAGTCAAAATCGTGATCAACAGTATCTCGGCAGTAATGCTGACTGGACTGGTTACTACCTGGAGCCCCTTGCGAAATTCGTTGTTCCTTACGACACTCCATTCCGCAATATGCTTCCTCGTACGCCGAGTGTTGGTATCGATATTGAAAACTGGCGTGCAATCACTGATGTATTCGGCGGCGTTGGTCCTTCTGTTGGATCGTTTATTCTTGCTCAGCAGACTGCTCCTCAAAAAGCATCATACACATGGGCAAATAAAAGCAACGTTCTGAAGCAGATTGCATTTAGTGATGTTGTGACGATCGAATCTGAACTCTATGGTCGAATGTTCGAGCCTGATGTTCGTGCTAAGGTTGCTGCAAAACTTGCTCCTAGTCTGATGCTCGGCCAAGAAGTTTGGTATCTGAATGGCTCTCAGTACCTTTGGGCTCCTGCTCCTGCAAATACACCAACAACTTCTGGTACTGGTGGTACTATTGCAACTGCTGCAACATACTGGATCGTTGTAACTGCCGTAAATGCTCAGGGTGAGACGTTAGCATACGGTGGTTCTACTCCTGTTGCAACATCAGTTACAACAACAGGTACAACGAGCACAATCTCATTCAACATCATGCGTGTACCGAATGCAGCAAGCTACAACGTGTATGTTGGATCTGGAGCTTCTCAGCCTGCAAACTCTGCTCTATTCAGACAGGCGGTTGCAAACTTCGGTGGACAAAGTTTTCTCAATGATCCAGGTGGTCTCGCGACTGGGTACTTTAATGTAACCATGACTGCTTTGACATCTAGCGGTACTGCATATAGCTCTGTTGTAACTGCAGGTAACACCGCAATGTCATTCACTTCTGGTAACACTGGTACTCCTGCAAATCAGCCTCTCGTATTCGACGGTATTCAGAGCTTAATCTATCAAAATGCTGGTACTCTTTCTACAGTCGGTGTTGGTGGTGAAACTGCTGCTGTACGTCGAGTTGCTGATCCTACTGGTGCGCTTTCAAAGAGTGATATTGACGGATGGCTCGAGGCAATGTATCTCAACTCTCGTGCAAATCCTGAAGCAATTCTCGTCAGCGTAAAAGATCACAAAGCACTGACAAACATTATCACAACAAGTACAAACTATCGTGTTAACGTTACGCCAAATCAGGCAGCTCTGTCAGATATGGTTGGCGGTGGCCGTGCGACGAAGTGGATCAATCAAACAACTGGTCGTCTTGTTGATATTATCATGGTGCCTTACTTGATGCAGGGAACAATGATTGCTGTTAGCTTGACACTTCCTTTCCAAGTTGCAGAAATTGACAAGCCCCCTCTTCGCATTAGTACCAATAGGGAAATGTGGGCATTAGAATACCCCCCCGACCAGAGTCACCCGACTCAGTGGATGTATGGCGCGTACAGTTCAGAAACAATGGTCTGCCAGTATTTGGGAGGCCAAGGTATACTTTCGGGAATAGTCACAGCCTGATTGCTTAAGAAACTGTAATTTGTAACGAATAGTTTGTGGAAAAGTCTACGAATTTTCCCACAATGTGTACATAAACAACTAAATATGATATAATAGAAGTGGCCGATAGTGATAACGTCATGAATTATCACGAAAAGGGATGACCTTGATCCACTTCGGCCTCCGCAATCGAGGTCTAATGTAAGGAGTTAGTGGTAAATGGATTTACCAACATCTGGCGGCGTCTATGCAATTCTCAACATGGTTACAAGAGACTTCTATATCGGAAGTGCCAAAAACTTTCTTGATCGAAAGAATCGTCATTTCAAGTATCTTAAAGCTGGAAATCACCAAAATTACAAACTACAACAAGCTTATAATGAATATGGTGAAGAAGCATTTAGGATGAAAGTACTCGAAAATGTTGAAGATTTAAGCTTACTCTTAAGTCGAGAACAATATTGGATGGATAAATATCGTCCAACATATAATCTTCGAGTCATCGCAGAGAGCAATCTTGGAATGAAATATTCTCCAGAAACAAAGAAAAGGATGTCTGAAGCAGCGAAAAGAACTGCTCAAAAGGTTTCTCAAGAATTTAAAGATGAGAGGAACAGAAAGTTTGGAGAAGTTGGAAGAAACAACTTTCTAAAACTTAATGCTTCTAGAAAAGGAAAACCTCTCACTGAGAAACAAGAACAGCAACTTGAAAATGCCAGACTTGCCAAAGAAGAAAAAGGAACTTCCGACGAAACAAGAAAAAAGCTGTCAGAAAGCACAAGAAAATCCTGGGATAAAAGAAGACAGAAGAAGCTCGAACAGCAACAGAATGACGAGCCAGCAGCTGACTAACTAATCCCGCAAAACTAACAAACTAAGCGGACTCTATTATATCACACGATGTAGTAGAGTCCGTTTTTTATTGTCTTCAAATTGCAGATAGCTTACTCAAAATCAAAAGTTAAGTCTCTTATAACGCTCAAAGTTAAAATTATCATCACCCAGAGGACAGTGGGTGACATAAAACAACTTTAGTCATATAAATATACATCCCCCAGGGAATATGACCTGGGCATCAAAGAGGTTAAATATATGGATAATCCAAGTGTTGCAAAAGGTGGCTCTGATCGACCATTTTCTACGCCTTTAAATGCGAAAAACATCCCATCTAATGCCTGTGGCTTACCCAGCAGTGCAATGAATGGTGCTACAGTTGATTCTACTGCAATTGCAGGTCAAAATTCGAACACTCCCAAAAAGATGTCTGTCTCAATGGAAAGTAATTACTCAAAATCGTATCCTGTTTCAACAGAAAAGCTTTCTATTCCTCTTGATTAGGAGAATTCAAATGGATCATGAAATGGATGCAGTGGTAAGAAATCCTGGAGATCCAGTTAACCCTGCAAATATGCCGCAAAATCATGGAATTACAGCTTCTGGATATAACTATATTCCAGTTCCTGGATATCAGACACTTGCAAATCCTGGTTATGTAGGTGGATACAGTTATTATGGCAATTTCATGCCTGTCCATACAAATCAATTTCGTCAAATTGATCTAAATACAACAACCGATCAAACGATTACTTATAAACCATAGAGGCAGATATGGCAAGCACGTATATATCATGTTATGACTTTGTAAGAGCTCCTACTGGACTAGAGTTTACAACGCTCATTTCGAATCAAGTTCGAATCGGCGGCTCTGGTGCTGTTTCGGGAGCTCAGACATTGAATATACTTGCACCTGGTCTTACTGCTGATATTGCGGAATATGGGCGTCTAGCAATATTCGATGGGCCAAATTCAGAAATAATCACGATTACGTCCGCTGCAACAGCTGGTTCTCAAACAGTTCAATGTAGTGATTTACAATTCTCTCATTTTGTTGGAACACCGGTATGCGGTGATGGTATTGTTGGTAGCCTCGCAGATGCAATATTCTCATCGGGTCAATTGTTAGAAACGATCTGCAGGCAATCATTGTATAACACAACATACGTTAATGAAAAACTATCGCTGCCAACGATGAGAGCGTCGATTGATGAAAATTATGATTTGTTTTTCAGACCTAGACATTGGCCTGTACAAAGTATTACAAATGTTGCGATAAATGTTACAGCTGGTGATTCAATTGCATTTGACCCTGCTCAAGTGATTATCGATTCGGATCGTCAAGTCTGCAGCATGCCAAATATGCTTGCTCTTCCTGTTGCTGGATCAGGGCAAAGTCCATATCCTATTTGGAATGTCCCTAGCAGAAACAGAAAAGCTCAAGTTGTGATTACCTATACAGCTGGTTTTCCTACTATACCAAATGATGTTACAGAAGCGGCAATCTTATTAGCAAGTGATGTTCTTGCAAAACGACAAAATCCTATTGGGGCTCCAGATTTATCAAGTGGCGGTAGACATATTAGCGCAGCAGTGAGAGGTGATAATTCAGGAGACAGTTTACTTTCAAAACGAGCAAAAAAGATTCTTGATAATTATATGATGCAGGCATTCTAATGAGTGAAGATATATATGCACAATTTAAAAGAGATGATGATGTCATCGTAGAAAATGTTCTGATTCAGATTGATAAGATCAGTTCTTCAGAGGCGGCATCATATCAAGGAAGTGATCCACACTTTACATATAATGCGTATACTGTCATGTTGCCAACAAATGACTCACAACTTATACAGTATAGAGACTATATCATTGATCAATTTATAACAGATGCTCTTACCGGTCAACCTAGAAGATATCTTATTGTAAATGATCCTGAAATGCATATTATGGATGGTCATTGGCAATTCGTTTGTACACGAATAAGGGGAACATAATTCATGGGTGAATTTGTATCTGTTTCACTTGATCAATCATCGATTTCGTTTGTGAAAGATCTTGCAAGATTTCAAACGTTTCTTGACCCTATGCTCTCAGAAAAATTGCAAGCTATTGCTGAAATTATATCAAATGCAGCAGTAACAAACACGTGGTCAGCATTTCAAAATCCAACAGGATTACTTGCAAGTACGATAGAAATTATTAGAACTTCGTCGCTATCAATTGAAATTGGCTCTGATAGTCCATATGCACGAAGATTAGAACTTGGATTTAACGGAACTGATTCACTTGGTAGAACATATAACAATCCTGCAGAACCATATTTAACGCCAGCTTTAGATGAAAATTCTGATTTAGCAATGCAAGAAATGATGAATGCTGTAACTGATGCATTTGCACTAATGGGAATACGTATATGAGTAATACACCAAATACACCGGCAATTATGTCGGCAATTCAAGGTTATATGCAAAATATCATTTGGGGCAATAATCAGCAATTCTCATTGGTTCAAGTCGAAGAAATCAAAGATGTAACAAATTACGTCTCAAAAGGAAGTGCTTGCTTAGAAATTTATGGTACATCAGACGATAGTCAGCACCTTGCTTTTGGAGGTAAGATCACGGATCAGCAATCGTTTCTTCTCATGGCACTTGTCAGTAAAGATAAAGTCGAGTACGCACAACAAATTTATGCCATTAGAGATGCAATTGTTGTTCCTTTTCAAGCGCATGCAACGTTGGGAAACGCCGGCACTGTATATCATTCGCAAATCAAACCAGGAACTGGAGCATATATCGACGTAATCAGGAACCAGCAATGGCTACGTGGTTATCGTGTTCAGATACTCACAAGACAAGAATGGAATGTACCTGTTCCTCCTGGTGTGATCTCGTAATTGGAGAAAACTATGAATAAGACAGTATATACATTTTTCGAATCTGGATGCATTCCTGGTATACCTGGTCAATTTCATGCAGGTCAGCGAGTTATTGTCGATCAAGACCGTTCAAAAATAATAAAAACGTCTCTTTTAGATGATTCAATAGTGCAGCCAGAGCTTAATTCGCAGGAAGTGAAAGTGCTGCTGGTACCCAAGAAGGAGAAATAATCACAATGCCAATTACAGCCACAGCTGCAAAAGGAGTAATTAATATTGCTCTTGAAGCAACAAATGGCGAGCAACTGTTACTTGCTACGACTGCTGTTAGTCCAACAATGACTGGTATTACTGTCCCAGCCAGTCTTGCTGGGACACGTCTGCATATCAAAATTATTAACTGGGGAACTTCAGGAACGTTGACAATCAACGGAACTGGTAATCCGAATAATACTGAAACAGTAAATGTTGCTTCTCAGACAGTTCAACAGGTTCAATCTGCACAAATGGCATCGTTTGAATACGTTTCGACGAGTGCGTATACTGTAGTGACAAACATCACAACAACAGGCCTTACTAATGCGCTCATTACTGTTTATGGCATTCAATCTGGTAAATTTCAGTTGCCTTCGACTATGAAGTCAAAAAGAACGCCAAAAACATACTCACCAAATGAGCATAACAGCTTAATCGAACGTGATAAGAAAATTCTTCAGTTGACAAATGAAACATCAATTGATGAAGTCAAACAAGATGTGTATGGTGATCTTTCTCTCTGGTGGCCGTACATGATGATGGGCGCGCCTACGAGTGTTACGACTGTTCCAGCATCTCCAGTATCATTATTCGCAGCAACAGCATTGAGCGAAACACAAACACTCACAACACAGCCAACTGCGCCAGGAATGAAGTTAATCATTGCAATCACAGCATTTACAACGCCAGGATCGATAACTATTAATGGCACATCATATGGTCAAGCTGTAAACGAAACAATAATCGTTTCAGCAAATGGAACATACTATTCAAGTAATGTCTATAGTAGTGTAGCTTCTGTTTCGAATACTGGTGTTGTTGGAACAATGGCAATTACCGGCGTTTATGGGTGGCAGCTATCATTTCTTTCTAGTGGCAATAAATACAGCGCTGCAATCGAGTGGTTTGATGGCACAGGTTCATGGACACATCCATTCTCGTTTGCAACTGAAGGCGACTTTGATATCAAAGTTGCAACAGAAGCCACGATCACAATTAAAGGAAAAGCGCAAGACAAACTTCCAATTGGTGATCGAACAACATCTCCTCTTTCTGGTATTAACAGAATTTCATCACTAGGAACAAATTTGTCTGATCTTCCTATGGTTGGATGGCAAACTGCAGTGTACATGGATCCAATTACAGGATCACCATTGACAACACAATATGGTGATATGCAGGAACTAAAAGTTTCATTAAAAGTTCCAGATGAAGATTCATATACATTCACAAATTCACAAAATTTCAATAGAGTATATGCAGGAAAAAGAGAAGCGACTGCAGACTGCACATTACTCTTCAATGATATGTATCAGTGGGAGCAGTTCAGACAGAATTTAAAACAATACTTAAGCTTTCAATTCTTAGGGCAATACCTCGGAACGGCTGCTGGCAATGCTTTCTATGAGAGTTGGACATGGGTACTTCCAGTCCGTTCTGATGGTGATTTTGAACCAACATCTGATCCATCAAAAGGAACTGTCACAGCAAAAGCAATGTGGAGATGTGAATACGATCAAGGAATTGGTGGTTCTTATAAACTTGTTGTTATCACAAGAATGCCACCGACATACGCATCATAAAAAGGAGAATTTTAATGGCTGCATTTGATGATTCTAATAACATTTACATACCTGATCCTTCTGATCCTATTGTTGCAGATCAATTTCGAAGCAAGTGGGGTTGGGATGCTCATGAACAAGCAATTATTCGCGGTACATACACAGCAGGTGATATGGAATCAGTAAGTAACGCCGCTGTTACATCAAATAAAGACGGAAAAATTTCCTATCAAGCAGGAAGTGCTCGAACAAAATTACTTGAACGTATGATTATTGATTGGACATTTACAAGAAATGGACAAAAAATTCCTGTCACACCTGCCTCTATTAAACGTTTGCCACATAATTACACAACACCATTACTAGAAAAGTGTGATGAATTGGCGTCAACATTAACAGAAGATGAGCAAGAAGATTTTTTCGACTCTGTGAAAGAGCCTTTCTTGGAGAGCTCGCCGAAGGAGAATCAGCTCCTGAATCTATTATAAAATCTGAACTTTATCCAATTTTTGGAGGATATTGGGGATATAATCAAGCACCGGCAAACGAAGTAATTGAACAGCGTCTTGTTCTTATAGCAAAAAAATCTGCTCAAGACAAAATTTATAAAAAACAAGAAGATATGTACGAAAAACAACGTCTTCAGTATGAAAGATAAATTATGGCTGCGGGTGATGCTGCACTACATATTCTAATCGATGCACAAGATAATGCAAGCAGTATATTATCAAAATTCGCTGGCGGCCATCTTGGCGGTATCGTCACTGCAGGGCTCGCAGCTGGTGCTGCCCTAGTAGGAATTGGAGTTGCTGCAACAAAAGCTGCTGGCGATTTTCAAGTTGGAATGACGCGTCTTGTCACAACAGCAGGTGAGACAGAATCAAACATCAAAGCAGTTGGCGATGGTATTCTGCAATTATCTGTTGATACTGCCACTTCAACAAAAGAGTTGAGTGATGGTATGTATCTTATTGAAAGTGCTGGCTTCCATGGGGCAGATGGACTCAATGTCTTAAAAGCTGCTGCTGAAGGAGCGAAAGCAGAACAAGCAAGTCTTGGAACTGTTTCAGATGCGTTGACAACAGTGATGCATGACTACGGAATGAGTTCTAATCAAGCATCAAATGCAATGAATGGTCTGATCACCGCCGTATCTTCAGGTAAAACAAATCTTGAAGCATTATCATCGGCGATGGGTAGTGTTCTTCCTCTTGCTTCTTCTCTTAATATTCCATTTGCACAAGTTGCCGGCGCTCTTTCTACAATGACGAACTCTGGTATGAATGCACAAAGAGCATCACAAAATTTAGCAAATGCAATGAGATCTCTCTCTGCACCTAGCAATGTTGCAATGGACGCAATGAATTCAGTTGATTTGAAAGCTCAAGATCTGAAAGATACACTGTCTAATAAAGGTCTTGCAGCGGCAATTCAACTCATTGAAGATCACGTTGGCAAAAAATTCCCTGCTGGTTCTGTGGAAGCGGTAACAGCATTCAAAGATATCATGGGAGGTGCTACTGGTTATAATGTCGCTCTTATGCTGGGCGGCAAAAATATGGCAACATATGAAAAGAATATCACAAACATTTCGGCAGCAATGAAAAAAGGTGGAAGTGATATTCAAGACTGGAATCTCGTCCAAGATAACTTCAATTTCAAGATTGATCAAGCAAAAGAAGCTCTGAGCGCTTTCATGATTAGTCTTGGACAAAAATTGTTACCTATGGTAGGTTCAGTTGTAGGCGCAATTACACCAGTTATTACTGCTTTCACAAAATGGATTACACAATCAAATGCTCTCAATGGTGCAATATCTATAATAAGTAACGCGTTTAAAACTGTTAGTACTGCTATTTCATCCGTTGTGAGATACTTCTCGCTATTTGATCTAAGTGCAATAACATATCAATGGAATCAATTAAC